CGTAGGTTTCGTTGTAGTAATCAGTAGACAACTTTGTGTCTTTGTAATGCTCTCCATCACAATACGCTTTTCTGATTTGTTCCTTTCCAATTTCTTTGGCTTGTAGACTTAAATCGTGAATTTTATTGATTTGTTCAATGGATAATTTATCTAAAATAGCATCGCCAATTATGTCAAATACCTTATCGAGATAAAACTCGACTGCCGTTTGTTGTTTATTGTTTGTCATTTGCTTTTTCCTTTGTAAAATTTGTGTTTGTAGATTGCCTTCGTGTAGGTATCAAATTCGGGGATGTAGTTGTCCCTTTCAAATTCATACGGTGATGCCTCAGGCAAGTTGTCAAAGTCATTGAAGTATTGTTTCAACTTCCAGTACACGAACATCACCGCAATGGTGATGGGTGTGATTACGATTAAGAATATCAAATCCATAAATCAAAATAACAAATTAACTTTCATAATAACAAATTTATTTTATAGTTGAGTTGGTGAATGAACGATTTATTTAGTGATTGACAAAAATAGTTCTCCAGCCGCAGACAACTTCTCGTCAATGATTTCTTGGATGTCCTCCTCCAAAGTGATCAATGTTTGCGTGAGCTTCTTGCCAATGGGCATTCGTGGATCATAACTTAAAAACAACGCTTCAGTCATCTCCGTTGCAACCATACCCATTTGAACTTGCCAATAGTATTCAGGGCGTTTGGCTTTGAACTGCTCGTTGTTGGTGATGAATGAGTTCTGAAGATGGTTTCCGCTATTGAACGGACATTTGATTTCAACCAAGTGTGTGCCAAGTGCATCAGGTGAATATCCACCCCATTCTCCATAGGTGATGAAGGTGTAGGTTTCCGCTCCGTAGTATGTGTAGAAATCATCGGTCTGCTGAGAGAAATAGTGGAATGCTTCTTTCTCGTGTTCCTTTCCCCAATCCAACGCACGACCATACATCTCCGCTTTTTGACCGGTTAAGTATTCCGCTGCCTTCTCAAAGATGAATGTCTTCGCAGTTTCTGAGAGATACTCCGATTTATTTTTCGGAGTACCCATCAGTTTGTGAATTTCAGATGCCGTGAAACGAGAGCTTCTCAGTTGATGCCAATCGTCTTCGGTCAAATTAGTGTGAATTGTTGGAAGTTGAAGTTTCATTTCTCACCAATTAAAAGTTTCTGATTGACTGGAGATACTTCGAACTTGGTGGTGATGTCGGTCATCAATCCACCCGTCTTCAAATGCTCAACGGCTTTTGCCCAACTTGGGTGCTTTGGATTGAGTTCATCACGCTTTGGTGCTGACTGCCTTCCCATTGCTTTCTCTCCGTCATCGTCATCGTCAATGTTCAGATTTAGGATTGAACCGAGTGCATATCTCCGAGCATAGGTCATTGCACTTCCCATTGCTTGTGGATCGTTTTGTTTTGCAACCGGAATCACATAGGATGATTCCATCCATTCTCCTGATTCAGCGTGAACGATTAATGTCGTGAGAGCATTATCATCAGGGAATTGTGTGATTGCCAATCCGCATTCGCTTAATGGCTTTTGGATGGTGTCCAGTATGTTCGCTAAACTTGCATACTTGGATTTGAAGAAAGGATTGCTTGATTCCTTTCCGACCTTGCTCACCGATGCTTGGAATTTTACCAATGCCCCGGCAATGTTCTTGATTGATTCGCTTTTATTCATAGAGTTTTGTTTTTAGAAAAAGTTAGTTCTTTGTCCTATCATAAATAGAACCTGAAATTTAGTTGGTTCAGCATTGAAGAATGCTTCCGAGTTGATGCCGTCAAATTCTTTGATACAACAATCACCAAATCCGCTTGTGGTTGAATTGAGATAATCACCAAGTTCTTCAATGTGGTTTGCGATAAGCCAATTGTCAACGGCTTCAATTGTATAGACATACTTCTCTTCGGAGATACGACCTTTCAAGGTTAGTATCCATCCATTGATTGCCAACTCAATCATTGTTCACCTCCCTCAATGCAATCTCAATGACGGCTTTTGCTTTTGGAGAAACGATGTTCCCATCGACTAAATACTTGCGAACGGTTGGAAGTGACACTCCGGTCTTCCGTGCCACAATCTGAAAAAGACCTTGTCTTCGTTTCAGTTTGATTGTTTCAATTGCTTTTGCGTAATCCATAACGACACAAAAGTAAAATAAACAATTCAATAATGCAAATAAAATTTACTTTTAATTAGATTTTTACGTCTTCCGAGAATATCAAATCCCCAAATCGTGCGTTCAACTCGTTGACCAATTCCATCTGAATGGATTCGGTGAATGCCTTTTCTAAGAATGGTTGTGGCTTAGTTCCGCTTCGGTGAATCTTCTTGGCGATGGCTTTGGCAAGTGAATCGTAGGTTTGATCTTCATTTGGTTTGATACCTTTTTGACTGATCCAAGTTTTTAACGATTGCCACAAGTATGGAGTGCCTTCAATATGCCCACCTCGTGTTGGCTTTCTTCCGTATTCAATGAACTCCCAATAATCCTCAGCCAAAAGAATGGTGTTGATCGATGTCGGGGATTTGGTGATAGTACCAGGAATGAAAGATTGTCGGAGTTTGGATGATGCGTTTGTTCCATTGGCATCAAGATTCGCCCAAATCGGTGGAATCACCTTCTTGTTCCACCATTCGACGATGATCTGCTGAAGGAGTGAACCTTGAGATGCGTCGCCTAAATAAGTATCAAGTGCATCAGGCAATTTGGATAAATCTATTTGAGCCACATCACAACGCTTAAAATGGTTAGGACTACACTCAGCATCTTGTAACTGATTAAAGTGCGTGAGATGGCTTTGTTTCGCTTGACAAGTGCATTGTTGTCATCCTTCAGGTATCCGATGTTTGTCTTTTGCTTGACGATGATGGAATCTTGCTGAGAAATAATGACGGAATCCGATGTCACAATTTTGCGAAGAACTATGACTTGCCTTCTTGCAATTGCACCCTTGACCAAATAGTGATTCGCTTCTTGAATTACACAAGTATCAATCAACACTTGTCCATTGCTGGTCAAAGGAATGAGAAACAACAAGAACCACATTCTACAAAGTAGCAGTTTTGGACGATTGTTTTTCTTTGGTTTCAATGAGCTTGTCAAGATACCACTTCGCTTTGTACAAATCTTCAAGTCCATTTTTGTCTTCGCATCTCCAAATGTATTTGATTATGTTCCCGGTGCAAACTGCAATGATTCCTTTTTTATTGGTAGTTGCTGAATCAATCGCATCAATGCATTCAATTAGTCCTTGCTTATAGTGTTTTGGGTTGACCGCATCCATCGTTTTACAAAGATATCATATTCTTCCTCTAAAATAAACGAGTGACCACCGAGCATATAAACAATGCAATACTCGTGATAAGCACTCACTCCGACAATTTGTGCAGAATCAATCGCACCATCCTCAACGATTTCAACGATATCTGATTCTCCTTCAATCAAACCCATCCAATTGTCGTTCTTTGTTTCGTGAACTATTTGAACCTTTAAGATCATATCCGTTTGCGTTTTTTAACCTTTAGATTGTTTTGTGGGTGTAGGCAATGACCTTCCGATGGTCACCTTCACGAACTGGATTCATCACTAACCAACGACCTCCGATTGGCTTTGGAGATGCACCTCGTTCAATGTGCCATCCCTTTGAACCATCCCCGTATTCTTCTTTGTATGCTGAAGTACGAATCATCAATATGTCACGCAGATAAACAGTTCCTTTGACCGATAGTGTTTCAACGGTGTAAGTAAGCTCATAGTCCTCGTGGACGTGTCCCATCCAAATAGCATCTGCATTCTCTACATTCACGCTCATCCGGTTGTGTTGAATTGTTCCACGAGTTACTGCACCACCACCACCGAATCCGTGCATATACTTCATTGTATACATACAAGTTTTGGTGTGTTGCTCAAAGGTGTACCGAATCCATCCACCGTATCCACCCACCTGAATATCACTTCCGGCTTTGTAGTTTAATAAAGTAACAAAGCGTTCAATGATGTCGGTTTCTTGGCGTTTGAGAATGTTTGTTTCGTGGTTGCCATATCCGATGAGCTTAATGTTGTGAGCATACGGAGTGAACCATTCAACCGCAGTTTCAATAATTGCATCAAAGTAGTTTGCAACATTGTGTTCGGGTCGGATGTCTGACTTGCTCTTTCGTGGATCATACGCACCTTGCATCAAACAAAACAAATCACCGTTGATTAGGATGTCATTGTTCCCGGCAACTGCCAAGTCAAGATGTCGTTTTAGAGTTACCCGGTCACACTTTGGATTGTCCCAATGCAAATCACTAATCAATAAAACCTTCGTTTCTTCAAACGGCTTGTCAATTTTGAGAACATTGTTTTTCTTCATAGAGTTGTGTCAAGTGTACGATGTATCTCAATTGCTTGTTTCAGACCTTCTGACGAACTTTGGAATGTATCAAGGTAGATTGTGTCCAAGTGGTTGAGATATTTGATTAAAATGCTTCGTTTGATTTTCTCCCTTTCCACAATTCTTTCGTGCAATTCTACCTTCAATAGTGTTTTTGGCTTCGGATGTTCGTCAAAATTGAACATCGCCCAAATCACACTAAATAGGTACAACGCAACTATTGCTGAGATAAGGAGTGAGAACTTGGAAGTTGATTGCATATCCAGCCAATATATCAGTTTTTGAATCATAGAATGGGGATGCGTTTCCGTTGATGCTTAATTCAAAGTCACCATCTGATTCCGTGTTGGTTTCTACCAACGCAAAAATGTCAGACATAATTTGTGCCGTATCCGACAGAACTTCAATTGTGTTGCTCTCAGATTCAAACACACGATCCATCACAATCAATGCAAAGTTGTATGTCATCAACTTCCCGGCTGATTGCAAATTAAAGCCATCAGGATACAACCATACCAAAGGATAGAACTCGATATTCTCCACCGTCAAATTAGATTGCTGACCAACGCCAAACTTGCCGACCATTTTATGGCTTTCGGCTGCGGTCTGAATCTTTTTGATTATTTGGTTTAATGTCATTTTTTAGGAATTTGAGAAGTTTGGCTTCGTTGTTTTTTTGCCACTTATTTGTTCTCGTCGGTGGGGAAGTCATAGTTGAAGAAACAATCGTCATATCTTAGTGGTAAATAAATGCCTCCGCTGAATGCAGTTGATTTCGGTCTAATGGTGTCAATCGTGTTGCCGGGATTCAAGAACAATGGATAATCATTCGTATTGGTACGGAGATAATCACGCAACCTATTTGCATAGTATTCCGCTTTGTCACGATATCTGCCTTCAATCAATGTCATCTCCTCAACCGATACTGCACGAGCATTGTCCGATTCACGAGATGCAACCGATTTGTTCATCAACTTGAATGTCATTGGCAACATCGCCTCAGTCAAAGTGTAATACTTCAAACAAGGTGCAATGTATGAATCCAAAAGAGTGACATTCAAAGCACTCAATGTATTTGCAAACGCTTGTGTCTGCAATTGGTTGTAAATACCCGAACCAATCACATCACGGATGTAGATTTCCTGAGCTTCTTTGATTGCTGACTTCAGCAACTTATCGTCAACATTCTCATTCAAAGGTGTGTTGTCCTTCAAATAGGTTGTTGATATGAAATATACAAAGTTTGTCATTATTTGATTCTCCTCAATAATTGTTGTTGCCAAATGTGTCTGCATTGTGGGACATTCACATCTCTCACGGGATCGTGATACCATCCACCTCGTCTGCTCCAAACATCAATTCCCGTTTGTGCTGACATTGCATCAATATCCGCACGAGAATAAACACGATTGCTTTGTGCAATTTGACGGCAGAAATCACGAGAACCGGGGATGATTAGTCCACCTGATATTCCTGGTGCAACGGCGTATTTGTAACGGACAACAATTTCGGTTTGCAATTGGCTGATTTCATCCAATCCTTTTGATGTTACCTCAAGACCTTGATTGTAACCTTTGATCAACTTGGCATCATTCAATTTTGCAATGGTATCAACCACCACTTGTGGATCGAGTTTCGTGATGTTTACGATGTCACCTATCTGCAAACCTTTGTTTTCCTTCAACACATTCAAGATGGCTGATTCAATCGCAGATGCGAAGTCAAACTTCATCGGTTCAAAGTTCTCCGCAGGTTCGCCATACTTCATAAACACCGCTAAGTCACGCTCATCATCCCATCCAAAAGGATTTTGTGCGGATAAGGCAACGGGTGCAACGGTTGGTTCAATCTCTTCAAATCCCAATTCCTTCCGTGCTTCGTTCTGCGTTAATAGTCCAGCAGTAAACAAGGCAACATAATCAACACCGATTGGTGGTTTGTTAATTGTTTCTAAGCGAACTGGAGAGATGAATTGAAATAAATCAGTCAAGGTATCATCAATCTTTTGTTGTCTTGGTTCAATGTATGACTGTTGGAACATCTCGTATGCTTCAATCATCTCGCTACGACCACCTAATTGACCCTCTACACGCACTCCAAACAACATCGGAGAGTTTACCTTGTGTGCAACGAATATCTCTTGTTGTACGGTCTTATTCAGCAAATCAAATTGCTTGTCAAAGTCCGATGGTTGCAAGTTGGAAATGACTGATTCCTTTTCTTGTGGATCGTTGTATTGGATGATTAGTCCACCGGCATTGTCCGTGCCTTGATAATTCTCTTTGAATCGTCTTGCAGTTGCACGAGCTTCTTCAGGTGTTGGAATTCCCTTGAATAACTGGATGTGAGTTTGTGCGGTGAATCCGTTTTTGATTGAGTTCAAATAGTAATTTGAAATCTCGGTGTCAACCTCAATATATTTTAACGCACCAACATAATCAGGCAAAGGATATTCACCTTGACCGGGGCGATAGAATTGGCAATAATAAAGTGACTTTGATTCCCGTGTGGTTGCGTTGAATGGAACATAGTGGATTTGTTCCGCTTTGCGATCAGTCCAATCCTCGCAATACACATACTCACCTTCAAGACCTTTGCGGATATTCTTGAAAGGGATGTGGTAAATTTCAGCAATTGCCGTCTTCGCCTTGTTCCAAATGATCTCAAGGCAATAACCATTGAACAACTCAAGGTCATAAGCAATCTTGTTCTTAACTTGGTCGAGTGTTTCGTACGCATTAATCGCTTGAATCTTTGCTTCGGCTTTTGCGATGTCAACGGTGTTTTGTCCGATTACCTTTGTCCCAACTCCAGCAACATACGATGCTTTGCTTGAAACGATGGCATTGTGCTTGGGTGACTTGTTGAATAACTCAATCAGAAAATCGGGATACAAGTTGTCAGCACCAAAAGTCACATATCCTTTCGCCTTGTTTTCCTTGAAAACGGGAAGGACATTGTCGTGAAAGTTGATTCTTTGGAAGATCATTGAAAGTAAATAGCAACTTAAAGTGATTGCAACATACTAATCAAATCGGGGTGGGGATAAACATCAATTTTATCTGCACGAACTGAGTTATGAGTGAACACTCCGTTCTTGCCTGACAATGCTCTTTTTGTCACCGACCAAATGTCCTCGTGATAAGTCAAGTCAATGTCGTATTTGTCACGCCACAACAACAACAATTCTCGCACTGATGCAATTTGCTCTTTTGTGTAGTTCTCAAAATAGGTGAATCCCTTGTACGGCTTGTCAAGTTTGCATACATCTTTGACTTCTTTGCCTACATAATTGATAAACTTGCCGTTCTTCTCTACCAAGTATCCCCAATTACAAATTTCAATCCCAATGGATGTCTTGTCAAGTTTGGTAAATGGCACTCCTTTGAAGTGAGCAGATTTCAAACCTAAGTGATACGCCCAATACTTTGACGAGAACCCTTGCACGATTTCACCCGTGCGACTTATCGCAATGCAGGTTGCGATATTTACTGGATCGGCATCCCAAAATTGAAAGGTTGCAACTCCGTCACCACCTCCAGCAGTATGATGCAAGTAGATTTGTGACTTCGGAGATTCCTCTTTGTAGAATCCGTTGAATTTAACTTGTTTCATCGGTGAAGAAGTTTGTGATGAACTTTCCAACTCCACCGGCGATGCCGATAATCAACATCAACTTTGGATGATCAAGGTTCAAACCAGCAACAAACAACGATGCTCCGGCAATGGAATCACCAAGCACTCGGAATCGTTTCGGTGTAGGTTCAAAATAACCTTTTAACCTTGTCCTCTTTTTGGTTTCCACGATTTGTGTTTGTTGATGTGCTTGGTATGTCTGCGGAGCTTATTCTTTGGCTTTGCTTTGAAGGTGGATGTGTTAGTTGCCTTTGCCATCTATCGCATCAATTTTCTTGGCGTAGTAACGAATCGCAAACAAACCCGAAACAATACCAACAAGAGCCAAAACAAGTGCAAACAAAGGTTGCCAAGTATTCGCAAAATGCAGAACTGCCGAACTGCCTGAGATAGCCGTTGCAATCGCTGCCGTAGTATCATTGTCAAAGTGTTTCATTCGGTTCAGGGATTACACAATAAGGTGAATCGGGGAACTTGGCACAAAAGGTCTTGAGATACAAACTTTCATCACCGCTAAAAGTATGCACCCCGCAAGGATTTGGATAAACCGCGAATGGCTCAAACTCTGTCGGTGGTTCTGCATAAAATAGAATATCAACCGCCCATTTGTCGCTAACAACTGCGGGGGTTTTTATCTCCATTCCATCGAGGACGGCGGGGGTAATTACAATAAACCCCAATTCAACAACTGCACAATCAACCCAACTTTGGACTTTTGCCCCGTCGGGTGTGGTTGTGGTTTGCTCTATTAACTTGCGTAGTGTTGCCCATTGTGTAGGGGTGAACTCGAATTTCAAAAAGGTTTTCATAAGGTAGTGAGTGCGATTAATTCTGAATTACTAAGGCGGGTTTTGAATAGTGCCGATTGATTAATTTGTAGCAAAG